GATGTATGGTTTCGACTCAAAGGTGTTGAGGGTGTGGAACATCATGCCTTTACACGAGAAGATTGTATCAGACATCCACTGGTAAAACGAATACTAAAGACATACGAAGACGAACACGAAATAGAATTATAATACTTGACATTTACATTATTTATATGTATATTATGATATGGGGCTGAAAGGTTTCGACATGTGTTATTTGACAATTAGGTGCAGCAGAGTTTGAGTAAACTCTTAAATAAAACTCATCAAACTCAAATGGCGATAAATCGCTCGAAGGGTTAGTAATTGATTGGCACTTAGCTGAGTATGATATGCCAGCTGCTCCAATCGCTGAGAAATCAGCAGATTACCAACCAACATACGCTGCTGCGTAAGTTACTGAGTTGTCTAACACTCGGTCATAAAATAAGTTAGACACCTCACTTTAGCCAGAGGGAAGTTAGTGATTAAAGAAACTGCCAGTTGGTAACTCTGAACAAAGTTACAAGTAGGTTGTCAGTGACTTCTTATTGAAACTGAACTAAGCTGTGAATGACCTATTGAAGAAAACGATATGGACGTGGGTTCGATTCCCACCAGCTCCACAAACAAAAGAGGTTTTATGCCAAGAATAAGAAGAACATTTGGAAAGAAGATTCGTAAGTTTGATGAACAGACTTTCGAGAATGATTTCAGATACCCACCTAAACCAGATTCTTATTATGATGTGAAAGAGAAAGGGCATTGTCGATGGTGTGATGGTATCATCAACGATGAGTATGGTAGGCGTAATATGAGATCAACTTGGCATCCTGAATGTAGTGAAAAGTATTTAATGTACTATAACTCCAAGCATATCAGAAAGTATATCAAACAACGAGACTATGCTGAATGTGCTGAATGTGGTGATTACGATCCAAGATTTCAGATCGATCACATACGACCTCTGTATGAACAGAAGTACAAACAATCTCACGAAGTAGATTGGTCTTATTGGGATGAGAAGAATCTACAAACACTATGCCGTAAGTGTCATAAGGAAAAGACCAAAGGCGACATGGAAAGACTACGAGAGTTTAATGAGGGGATCTAACCGATCTTTTTTCTCCACTAGAATTCAAGAAATCAAGACGACTTGATTCCCTCATTATGTGGTATAAGATAAGAGCAAGAGATAATACAATGGATGTACCTCATGGGTTTGTACTCACCTTTCATTTATTTGCTGACAACGAAGCAGAAGCTATCAACATACTTACTGCACAAGGGTTTACTGAAATAAAAATCCTGGATGAGTATGATGAACATGACCTCAGTTGGCTAGAAGAAAAATAAAAAAACTTTAAAAAAGTGCTTGCTTTTGTTGTTTTCTTACCGTATTATTAGGTATGATAAATAACGAAAAAATAAACAATAAGGAAATAAAAATGAAATACAACGAAGCTGTAAACAACCTACTTGAGAACATCAAAATCGACTATGCTAAGTGGACTACTTGGGAAGAAGGAATTGAAAGATTCAACAATGGTATCAGAACCGAAGATGGTAGAAAGTATACCAAAGTTATCCAAGGTAGTAGCGTATGGGGTTTCATCGCTAAAGCTGATGGAGTTGTAAAAGGTTTACCTTGTAAGAAAGGTGATGTGTTCAAAGCTGCTGGTTGGAGAGGTCCTGCTAGATATACTAGAGGCAATATCTTTGCTGATAATCAAAATTACTTTCAGTGGACTGGTCCTAACTACATGGTGTAATGATGGACTTACTGAAAAATATCATTGGAATCATAATGAACCTAAGTATGACGCTTGGGTTCTTTATGATGGTTCATATCTTGAGAGCAATTTATTTGCTAAAAAAAGATGAAAAAGTGCTTGCTTTTATCAAAAAGTCTTCGTAATATCATATATCAATAATAAGGAAATAATAATGAATTTAAATAAAAGAGATCAAAAAGAAATATTGGAATACCTAAAACATATCACCAGTGAGCTAACCGATGCTTACAATTCTACACCTGATACATCTGAGAATAGTGATGCCCTTTACTTTATAGATACTGCCAGAGACTTAGTTGATGAACTAGCAATTAATGTTGAGGATAACCAAGAGGTGCCTGTTCCTCACGAAGATTTGAGAAAAGAAAAGGAATTTGATAATGATGATGCCTTGGTGTTGTCGATGATGGTAAGAGGAAAAGGTATCAAATGTTAGAAATAATAATTGGAATGTTGGTTTGTGTTCAGTTCTTTATGTGGGCTTATTTTCAAACTCAAATAAATATATTGAATTACAAATTAAATGAAAAAAATTAAAAAAAGTGCTTGCTTTTATCAATATCTTACCGTATACTTACGTATCGAAATTAACCAATAAATAATAAAAAGGAAAAATAAATGACTTACTTATTTGAATACACAATCTTAGATGATAACATCAAAGTTGAATATACATTCAGCACCGTTACTGATGGAATCAAAGTTATCGACATGTGGGTTGATGATAAACCTCATGATGTAAATTGGATGAGTCCTGAAGGTAGGGCTAAGCTAATGACTAGATTAGAAAATGATATGACTAACAGAATGTGTGGAACGCCTGATGATGATTCTATGATTGAACCTTTTATGAGAGCTAACAATATGTTTGATGAGGATGAAGTAGATGTAATCACAGACCATATTGAAACCGAAGTTTCAGAACAAGATGAATATTTTGAAGGTGGTGGTTACAATGGTTTTGAAACCGAAGTTGATCTCGATAGGGATATGCCTGGATTCGAGGGTACGATGGATGCCCTAGAGGATATGGTTGATGGTGTTGTTGGAGAACCTGAATACTTAGGAGGCAGATAATATGTTTGGATTAAATGAAACAAGATATGGAACTCAAGACCTTATAGGTTGGGATGTAAATGGTGGTGTCGAAGACATCACCTTACACAACCTGCTCGTGGAAGTTGGATTGCTAGATGAAGGTCATGATCATGAAGAGCTAACAGTTGTATGGGAGTATGTCGACCAAGAAATATCCATCCAAGAGATATATGATAATGATTCAGGTAAAGTGCTATGGAGACTACCAGAAGACGAAGCATACTCAGAAGAAGATGATGTTATAATGAATTCACTCCTTATGTGGGGTGAGTTAGAAAGTACGATAATGTAATGGAATATTTTAAAGACATACTTCGTATATATAAGAAATCGGGATACGACTTAGCACTCTCTTACTCTCGTAACTTATTAACCAACAACAAAATATCTTTTAACTCTCATAAGAAAATATCCGATTCTCTCTCATCATTCGAGGTGATGAATCGGAAGACACGAAAGATTTTACTTGACAAATCACTAATAATTTTGTAAATTACATTAACAATAATCGGAGAATATAATGGCAATAAACATAAAAGAAATCGACTTATCACAGTTCATGTTGGATGAAGATGATGAGAAGATGATGAAGAAGATGGACAAGAAGTCTTCACCTGATGAAGATATCAAACCAAGTGTAAACCTTGATCTTGTGGATGAGGCAACACTAGAAGAAAATATCACAGCAGCTGGTGACTACTATGACTACGATGGTAGAGAATCCATTGATAGCCTGGAAGATATCGGAATGGATATTTACTAGATCGATGATATTTATGAATATGGATGTATCAAATGATGAACTCAAAGAGTTACTAGAACGTTTTATGAATCGATTAGATAAGATGGAAAAAGAACGTGATGTTATGAAGAAGAAACTCGATAGAGCGCTTAATCATATCAAGGATGTAAATAAAGCACTTGATGAATTATATTACAGCATGGGTGATGAGCAAGACATCGAGTTTAATATCTCAGACGAAGAATTAGAACATGTAAAGCGTATTACTAATTTAATTCAAGATGATAAGATGGAATTTCTAGATGATGATCAGTTCAAATCAATGATACATTCCGTAGTCGGAGAATCATAATCCAATGATATTCGAAATTCTTTGTGCCGTCCTTGGCACAATCTCAATCTTTTTAATTATGCTGGTATACTATAGTTTAAAACGTATCACCATGTATGAAGAAGTAATATTACAAATAAATGATAAAATAGAATACGTAAATCAACAACTAAAACTAATAGATGAAAAAGGAACATTTGAGGCCGATGACGAAGTAGGTTTCTTTTTTCAAGAACTAAAAGAGATCGGCAAACTACTTGATAATTTATTTGAAGAGGTTGAAGATGCCAGCACTAAAGAAGAAGAGAAAAAAGAAGAGTAAGATATATTTTGGAACACCAGTACATAATGCTATTGTAGAGTATAATAGATCTGAAGATTATACATTCAGACATAAAATATACACGGAAGAAATACATGCTGCTTTCCTAAAGTTAGCTGAGAACATAATTAATACATTTAAGTTTAGTTACTTTGATTATGGGTTTAGAGATTTACAGGAAGAAGTGGTATCTAACTTAGTTTTGAACATGCATAAGTTTGATGAAAATCGTGGATCAAAGGCATTTAGTTATTTTTCTATCGTAGCTAAAAATTATTTAATATTGAATAATAACGCTAACTATAAGAAGATGAAATCACATGATGATATATCAATACTAAACGGTGAGGGTGTAAATGATGATAAAATTAATACATCTCTATCAAAAGAAATATTTGAAAAAACTGTTGAGTATCTTTACGATAGATTAGATAAATTGTTTCCAAAACAAAAAGATCGACATGTAGCAGAATCAATTCTTTATTTGTGCAAGAACAAAGATCAAATTGATAACTTTAATAAGAAGGCTCTGTATATAATGATACGTGAAATGACAGATGTACAGACATCTAAGATAACTCAAATATCCAACGTATTTCGCCGTATTTACCCACGTATTCAAGAGGAAATTCTTACAAAAGGACATATTAGTAATCTAGCAATAACTGGTTCTTTATAATATTCCTTGTATCCTATATTTATAACTAGGATACTTATATGGATAATGACTTTAAAATATTTGGTGATAAGAATTTCTCTGATTTATCCAAAGAGATATACGAGAATTCTAAACTTAAAAATACTCATATTGATCTCTTAATCCAAGAGGTGCATGGTTACATACAAGGCATAGAAGATATTGCTGTTGTAGGACCTATTATAAAAGAACTGATGGATGTGGGGATTAAGAATGATGATAATTTGGTTAAGTTAGCAACGTTATATCAAAGACTTATGGCTAAAACCATGACAACTGAGTCTGATGTAACATTATTAACTGATGAAGAAAAAGAAGAGCTAATGGGTGCTCTTGAGGATGTATCAACTGATTTACAAAAAAAATCAGATGAAATGGGTATAGAAGAAATTAGAAAGAAATACGGAAACACATAATGTCTTTTAGTTTTCAGTTGGGCAGAGTGAAGTCAGTGTTTACATCTAACTTAGATAATAAACCATTAGAAAATACTCCAGCACAAACTGGTAGAATTTTATTTACTCCTGTTAACAACGAGGGAGCTTCAAGTAAAAGTTTATCAGCAGTGCCATTGTTTAGAGGCATTGGTGATTCAATACAACGTGGTGATTTGATTTTATATTCTATAATAGCAAAACATATTTACTATTTAGGGCCGTTGAATACACAAAATACGCCATCAAACACAACAGATCCTAGTTATAATCCTAGACGCGGTGGTTTAAATCAAAACGAAGATTTATCTAAAGACAATGCGGATGGTTCAAACAAATTGACACCAAATTATTCAATTCCTAAATTATCTAAATTACCTAATAATAAAATGGATTTTCCATCTATATCTGATAGAATAGATTATAACTCTATACTTTATAGTGAATCTACATTTTCAGATTTAACTCTTGAGGGTAGATATGGCAATGCTATTAGATTAGGCGCTCGTAATCAAAACCCAAATCTTGTAATATCAAATCACAATAAAACGGAAATAGAAACTTTAGGTGGTGGTGGTTCTATATTTGCCATGACATCTATTGGAACTATTGATAATAATTTCCCAACTGAAATACATGATGAAATTGAAAACAATGAAGCGGTTAGTAAACCTGGATATAGATTATCAGCAGACTCGGATGGATATAATATTGCCAGGGGAAATGATATAGTAAATGAAGAAAAACCTGAGAGTCAATTTAACTATAGATATGGGTTTATAAAAGATTATGATCCTGAAGAACTAACACCTAATAACGAATT